ACCAATGATGTGCAAGTCAACATCTTTTTCTAAGTCATGAACTTGTTCAAAGAACATTTCATAGCGTGCACATGCCCAAGGCATTGGTACATTCTTTTGACCGAGTTTTATATGCCAATCTGCAGTAAATAGAATCATCCTACAAACGTATCCCCAGGTGTCCATGAACACCCTGTAAGACCACCAGCCTGTAAGGCTTGTAGTGTTCGTAAAATTTCTTGTGCATTTCTTCCTGTATCTAATGCATTTACTGATACATGTTGGATTGTTCCTTCGGGATCAACAATAAATGTTGCTCTATAACATACTCCATTCTGCTCATCAACTATTCCTAGTTTACGAGAAAGTGTAAGACCACAATCTGCAGCTAAAATGTGTTGTATATCTTTGATAAGAGAGTTATCCTTTTTCCATGCGAGTTTACAAAATTCGTTGTCTCCACTCACACCGATAACATCAGCATGACTAGCTACATCATCCATTGCCGCAATCTCTGTTGGACAAATGAATGTGAAGTCTTTTGGGTAGAAGTATAATACTGTCCACTCCGCAAGTAAAATATCGACATCAACTATTACATTGGTGTCGTTAACACCTTGCATAGAAAAATCTGGAAATTTATCTCCTACTGTTAACATAATAACCCCCTACGAAATATCGAATTCGTCAGAGATTGATTCATCAGGAGTAGAGTTACTAGCTCCTTCTCGTAATCTGTCAAGTAGTTCTTTTTGAGCATCCGCTGTTGGTCGAATAAGTACTTCGTCCATTGACTTAAGATCTGCGATGAGTTCCATCTCAGTATCGTCTAAAGCTCTAGGTTTGCATTTAAGAGCCTGTAGTTGGTATTCAACATTGTAAGCCATTGGCCCTGTTTTAACTCTTTTAAAGAATACATCCCAGCCAGTTTCAGGATCAGTTGGATCACCAAGATCTTCTGCTGCTACCATAATCTGCTCGAGTAGTTTTTTCTTTAAGTTAAGTACTTTTACTTTTCCATCGTGGACACATTGGATTGCATAAGACCAACCGCACTTAAGCTCAGGATGATATTCTCTCACCCAGTCTTTCTCTACGTTGGTAAATGCTTCTGAATCTCTATCGAATGATAGACACTCGAATGGTAAATTCTTACCGTTTTCGCCTTTCAACCAGTAAACATAGCGAGGAAGCATATCCCCAACCATTCTTACTTTGTTGTCGCCTTCGACATATTGATAACTGTCGATTTTATTCTTTTGGGCTTCGCCCTTTGTTTGATTAAATTTTATTGCCATTTTAATTCCTTTAAAGTGATTTCTTCAAACAAAAAATGTATTCTGTCATTTTCTATTCGTAGTAATCTGTTATTTTTAATACTGTCCTCGTCCCCTGTAAAGTGGAGGAGGTCTAATGTGGTATCTTTGTTTTTCTGATATTCAAAATAATTACGCAATGACGCGATACCTGCATACTGTGCAATCTCACTATCTGAATATCTCCTTCTTTGAATGAATAACGCCTGTGGATTTACTAGGAAACTATGTCCATGAAAATTCTTAGTCCAGAACTTGTATATTCTATCATATCTATTCACTGGTGGTAGTTTATAGGTAAGTATATGGAGGATCGTCAAAATATCTTTGACACTCCCGTTGCTTTCCCTTTTTACTTTTTCCCAATTATAGAATAACATATTATAACAAACTTTTAACTCCGTGTCAAGATATATTTTTTCATGCTATACTTCAAAAACGTCATAGCCCTGTCGCATATAATATCCTCTTCTCGCCGAAGCCTGCTTTCTAGCTGTTCGACCATGTAAGTTAATATCTACCACTTTAGGTTGTTGTTTTCCGTCGTACATTCTTATTACTCGCCCAATTAACTGTGTGAGCAAAGGCTCATTGTTTATGGGCGTACCTAAAATGAGACAACTAAGGCAATCTAAACTGATACCTTCTGAGAAGATACTTTGTGTTCCAAAGAGAACATCTTTGTCAGTAAAGATTTCCTTAACCATCTCTGCTCTCTGCTCGTGTGGAACATCTCCAGTTACGCAGATTGCATTGTCTCCTACAAGCCTTGCACAGCTCTTTAGGAAGTCTACTCTATCGGCTACTACTAGAACTTTATGACCTTTCGCTGCATAACTTGCGGCAAGTATACCGATCATATTTTGGTATTCCCAATCAAAAGCAAGTGAGTTGACTCTTGTAGCCCAGTCAACATTGCCATCCATGAAACGAATACCAGAGTTTATAATATCTACACTTGGTGTAAGATAATTCTCTTTTGGTGGTTTAAAAACAGTACTCGAAAAGTAATCACGAAACACTACATGTCTTCCGTCTTTTCGTTGCAAGGTTCCTGTTAAACCAATTTTATTCTTTGCTCGTGAAGCATCAATAATTCGTGTAAAAGTTGGACTACTTACATGATGCATCTCATCCAATATAATTGTCCCGAACTCTTTTACGATTTTGTCGATATTTCGATACAAAGTTTGCACATTTCCAACGACAAAAGGTGAATTCGTCTCAAACTTCCCTGAGCCAATCACACCCGCCGTAACCCCGAAAACCTTTTCTACTTCTTTTTCCCACTGCGCTCTTAACGCTAGTGTGTGAGTAACTATCAGAGTTTTCTGTTGCAATTTATTTGCGATAGCTAACGCGGTAAATGTCTTACCCCAGCTTACCCAAGCGTTGATTATACAACTGCCTTCGACTTCGTCATATACAGACTGTTGAGAGTCTCGTAAAGTAAACTTAAAGTCAAGAGGTTCGACTGGCACACTTACGCGCTTGTCAACTATCTCGTAATCGTCTGGAATTAAATCCAGTCTCCCTATTGGTAAGGTCACTAAACCTGCTCTGACTACGCCCATATTCTTAATGATAATAGGCGGATCTGTAGGTCTACGAGGCGGTATACTGTATGTGAGTTCTTTGTCGAGATACTGTTGATACTCGTTAGTGCACTCTATGTATATTCTGTTGCTTAATACTGCCTTCATTGTGTCCTTGTTTGTGTAAAAACTCTAAAGGGCGAACCAAGAAATATGGTTGGGAGAATCCATAAAAATTAAATTATGGTCGCCCTTCGAGTTAAGTTATTTAAAATAGTTAAAGATATCCTCTATGTTTGCTTGTATGATTACACACTCGCAATTATCTACCCATGAATCGTCGGTGTCATTTAGGTATCTTTTTGATAGAAAGTCATATCTGTGATGCCCATTTATAATATAGTATTTTCCTGCTTTTGCTGGACATACTTTTATTGGGTTTCTATAAAATCCGCCGCTGAGACGCATTTCCATTTTCTTAGTTACTTTACTATCTCTGTCTTTTTGTGTTGGAAGTAAATCTATATACCTTATGTTTTTTACTGTAAATGAAAAATCAGATCGTTCAATATCTGTCATATGCACTTGTGGCATATCTTCTCTTAAGTAGATCATTAGTCATCCAACCCATGAACGTAATTGTCGCTCTTTTCGTTGTATCCGTAAAAACTTCCTTCTTTTTCGTCTTTAAAAGGAGAGGATAGATCTTCCCATTGTTCGTCCATCCAGGTCCAAACATAATCATCTAACCTTTCGCCAGGCACACAATCATACTTTTCATGAAAGTCATAGTGGTCAAACTCATCATCATTCCACTCTGGAAACTCTTCGAGCATTGCTTCATCTAAGTCAGAGTCTTGCAGTTCTTCATAATCAGACTCTCCTTCTCCATTATCGTCCCAAAATATTTGTATTCCAATAAAGTTTCTAAACTCGTCTTCATACTGGTGTCGGATTAGGACTTTTGGGTCTGTAGCAGCTAAATACTCTACTAGATGTTTACAGAAATCACTTACTGGTGACCATGCAGATACTATGTTTATATAATCATCCGCCCCATCTTCTAGGTGTGCCCACTTTGCTCCTACATTATTGCAATACCAATTGTAAGAATCATCCTCATTATACTTCGGCATAAAAGATAACTCATCAATACCAACATGCTCTTGTATTTTCATGGGTTCGCCTTCCCAATTAGTGATTTCCCTCTCCACTGTTTTGTTTGCTACTTGATCTGCAAACTTGTCTATTACTGCTTCGTTTCCTATTACAGTAATATAATTTGATACATGATTTGCCATGTTATCTCCTATTTAAACTCAGGACCGTTGTACCATTGTACTAATGAGTATCGTGTCCCTCTTTTTACTTCAGTAACTTGATGTTGTAAAAAAGACGGAAATACAATTACTGTACCTCTCTTTCTCACTTGTCCTAGAGGCATTTTTAATGCTGCTCCATTTGGATCTTTTATTTCAAAGTTACCACCTTCATAATCTTTTGGATGAGATAAGTTTACTGTAATAGACAGCTTTCTAAAAGGAACATTAGGATTTAAAGATGCATCTGTATGCCATCCATAATGTCCTCCTTTTTTATACTCACCAAATTGTATTTTTTCTTTACCTGTTACGATAAAGTTCCATGCTTCTAAGTTTGCTAGTGTAGCATATCCTTGTAACATAGAATCTAAAAAATGTCCTTTTGGAAACCACGATACATTTGTAGTCCTAATATTTTTCATATTAAGTTTATCGTTCTTTGTAGCGCCATATATTCCTGCTTCTTCTAATCCAATATCTTTTCCGAGTTTTATTATTTCATCACAGGCCTCATCGGATAACCTGTCTGTTTTTGAATACCAAAAAGGTACTCTATACGCGTGTCGTATCATATCTTTCTCCAACTATCTTTCCACTTTTCTGTGCTTAATTCATATAAATAAGCAGGTCTTTTATTAATATATAATATTCCTGCGTATAATTCTAATCTGTTTGGAGGTCTTGGGACTTCAAAAGGAAAAGGTATACCTTGAATCCATATCAAAGTAGCTAACTCTTTAGTTTCTACTCTGCCTATTAGATGATATTTTAAATCTGCCTTTGCACTTTTCTCATAGATAAAAAACTTTCCATTTGAGTCCACATAAAATCTACCTCTGTGTTTTATTAATCCACCAAAATTATCTATTTGATGTTTTAAGTCATACATATTTTTTAAAGGTGTTCGTAATCTTCTTTCACCTATACTTTGTCCTTCAACATTTGTATCGTCAAGGACTGCTCCGTCCACCCAAAGCACGCCATCTCTACGGATAACTTCATCAGAGTGAACCACATAAAGTGGGAATCGAATATCTTCTAGTTTCATACTATTGCCATGCAAGTCGACCATGCTTCTGCATCGTGAGTAAGAAAAGGTTCGCACTTCTCCCAGTCTGTTGGTTCGACAGGCGGTTCTTCATAAGTTGTAGTTGAACAACTAAATAATAGTATTAGTACTAGTAATTTCATTTTCTTTGACTTGCAGCAAGAGGGTCTAACAAAACTCTTTCTCGTCTTGAAAGTTTTACTTTCTTTGCCAAATTGATTAGCTTTATATGATTAAAGGATCTATCCTCTATAGCTTTTTTAAATATTTCTATATGTTCATCCATTTCCATATTCATTATATCTTCATCAGTATATACTACTAATTTTATTATTGCTTTATGTTCCATACTTTGCCTCAAATTTTCC